CAAAAGAGAAGTCAAATGATGCAGGTGCTGCTAAAGCAGTCTCAACGAAAAGCAAAACGTCTGTTTCGGAAACTAACAACACAGTAACTTTTAGAGAGTCTACTGTTGAAAAAATGAGTGCCGATGAATATGAAGCTAAAGCTGATGTAATCATGGAAGCTATACGTTCCGGTAACTTTATATACGATTTATCTGGTTCTGCTAGATAAACAGTTGACAAATAGTTATTTATACATATAACTAGTATCAACTATAATGTGACCCCTCCACGTGGACAACTCACATACTACACGACACTTGAAAGCCTACCTGATGGTATGAGCCTACACTTGATTAGCTATCAAACGTACAACCTCAAATACTATTAGCCGATGACGAGTAAATTTTAGCACTTTGGTGCATTTGTTCAATTTTCAAAATGGAGATGAAAATGGCATTTAAAACTGCAGCAGGTTACGGTAATCTGCCTAATGGTAATTTCTCCCCAGTTATTTACTCTAAGCAGGTTCAGTTAGCCTTTAGGAAAAACTCCGTTGTCGAATCTATTACAAACTCTGATTATTTCGGAGAGATTAGCAACATGGGTGATTCCGTTAAAATAATAAAGGAGCCAGAAATCACCGTTAAGGAATACGCTAGGGGTGCAAACGTGCAACCTCAAGACCTTGACGATGAGGACTTCACATTAACTATTGATAAAGCAAATTACTTTGCTTTTAAAATAGATGATATTGAAGAAGCTCATAGTCACGTAAACTTTTCTTCACTAGCAAGTGATAGAGCAGGTTACAGACTTAAAGACAACTTCGACCAAGATGTTCTTGGTTACTTGTCAGGATTTAAACAATCAGCAAACAACGCACTTGCAGGCACTGCAAACGATATAGTGAATGGAAGCAAAGCAGTTGGTACTGCTGGTTCAGATGAATTGTTGACAAGTATGAAGTTAAGAAAAGATAGTTTTGGTAACATCACTACAGCAAGTGCTGGTGACCACTCTATCCCAATAGCTCCAAGACTAGGTGGTGCAACTGCACAAGCAACTGCTACAGCTACTCCTTTACAGGTTATAGCTAGAATGGGCAGATTGTTAGACACTCAGTTTGTAGATAGTGATGGTAGATGGCTTGTTCTACATCCAACATTTATTGAAGTACTAAAAGATGAAGATTCACGTCTTCTAAATGGTGACTTCGGTGAATCAGGTGGATTAAGGTCAGGTTTATCTGTTGGAAAGATACATGGCTTTGACGTGTATATGTCTAACAACTTACCTTCAGTTGGTACAGGTCCGGGAACATCTGGAACTGCTAACCAAAACGCTAACTATGGTGTTATCGTTGCAGGACATAGTTCAGCAGTAGCAACTGCCGAGCAAATCAACAAGACAGAGACTTACAGAGACCCTGATTCTTTTGCTGATATTGTTCGTGGTATGCATTTGTATGGCAGAAAGATTCTTCGACCTGAAGCAATCGTTACTGCCAAGTATAACATAGGGTAAGGGAGATATAAATGGCAACTTTTGATTTAACCTCAAAGGATACCACAGGTATCTTTTCCGACTCTATCGTGGCTATGCCATCAGCTAAGAATACTAACGTAATGAGAAATATCGAAGCTTATCTTGATATTGATGCGTTAGTAGCAGCAGGTGGTAGTTTCTCAGACGGAGACATCTTTCAGGTGTTAGAAATCCCTGCGAATACTTTAGTCTTAAATGCAGGTGCAGAAGTAATGAAAGCATTTACTTCAAGTTGTACTCTTGACATGGACTTTGCAGCAGGTGATGACATTATTGACGGTGCAGATATAACCTCTACAGGTTTTTGTGCAGCTGGAACTAATGGTCAAACTAATACTATTGTAGGAAGTGCAGCTTCAACTTATACTCAATTCGTAACTACTACAGATACGATTGATGCTAAGATTGCAGGTGCTGCTCCAGCTACAGGCAGACTTAGAATGTATGCCACTGTTATTGATTTAGCAGGTCATGGCTTAGATGATAAGCCTGATGAAGTTGATAGAGACCAATTAGCTTAACTTATATATAAGGGAGCAGGGCAACTTGCTCTCTTATTCTACTTAGGAATTATCATGGCAGAAACCTACCTAACATTAACAAATAAAGTCATAGCAAGGTTGAATGAGGTTGCATTAACTTCTTCAACTTTTTCTAATGCTAGGGGTATACAAGTTCAATGCCAAAACGCAGTAAATGAATCAATAAGATACATAAACCAAAAAGAGTTTCAATATCCTTTTAATCATGCTGTAGATACAAAAACACTAACAGCAGGCGTTGTTAGATACTCTGTTCCTGCTACAGCTAAAACAATAGATTATAATACTTTTAGAATAATAAAAGATTCTGATTTAAATGTGTCAGGTGGTAGTTTAAAAATATTAAATTATAATGATTATATAAATAGTTTTATTACACAAGAAGATGAAATAAATAGTACAACAACAAGTACAACACATACAGATAGTGTTACAACTATAACTGTTACAAGCACATCAGGATTTGACAGCACAGGAACTTTGTTTATAGGTAATGAACAAATTACATACACAGCTATAGGTTCTAGCACTACTTTTACCGGATGTACTAGAGGTGCAAATAGTACTACAGCAGCTTCTATAGACAGTGGGGTAACTGTAACACAGTTTAATGGTGGTGGTGTACCTGAGTTTGTAGTCAGAACTCCTGATAATAATTATCTTTTATACCCATTTCCCCTTAAATCTTTTACTTTAAAGTATGATTACTTTTCTTTCCCAACAGATATGTCTGCACAAGATGATACTACAACTATACCTGATAGGTTTGCCGCTGTTATAGTAGATGGTGCTACATCGTTTGTATATCAGTATAGAGGTGAAACACAACAATATCAATTAAACTTTGGTAGATTTGAGCAAGGCATTAAAAATATGCAAACACTATTAGTTAATAGATATGATTATGTAAGGTCTACTTATATACCACAATCAAATTCAGGAAGCCGTAGTACCACATTAAATTTAAGAGTAAGTTAAAATGGCAGACTTGTCTCAGACAGCTGCTTTACCTTTTACTTGTGAAGGTGGGTTAGTACTAAACAAATCGACCTTTATGATGCAACCGGGTGAAGCCTTAGAGTTAGAGAACTTTGAGCCTGATATAACTGGTGGCTACAGACGAATAAATGGATTTAGTAAATATGTAACAGGCGTTGTACCACAAACTGCATCATCTACTGAGAAGGTTTTAATGGTGGCTACCTTTGGTAGTAAAGTGTTAGCAGCTAGAGGTGAGAGCATTTATAGTGCAGACCCGGGTGGCTCAACGTGGACTAGTATAGATAGTGGTAGAACAGGTGCTTTAAAGTATAGGTTTGAAAGATATAACTATGATAACACAGATAAGATTATAGTCGTTGATGGTGTTAATGCACCGACTATATTTAACTCTTCTTTAACAGCTTCAGATGTTTCAGAATCTGCTGTTGCAGGTGCTAAACATGTAGCATCATTTAGAGACCACATGTTTTACTCAGGTATGTCAAGTACCCCACAGGAACTAGTATTTAGTAAACCGTTTGATGAAGATGATTTTTCAAGTGGTGCAGGTTCAGGCTCTATTGCAGTTGATGATAATATTGTAGGTATCAAAGTTTTCCGTGATAACTTATTTATTTTTTGTGAAAATAGAATATTTAAGTTGGCAGGTTCTTCTGTTTCAGACTTTACTGTAGCAGACGTAACAAGAGATATAGGTTGTATAAATGGTGACACTATTCAAGAATTTGCAGGTGACCTTATATTCCTTGGTCCTGACGGTTTAAGAACCATTGCAGGTACAGCAAGAATTGGTGACGTGGAGTTGGGCACTATAAATGCTCTAACGTGCAGTCTATATTTAATGAAAACATATCTAGTGCATCAGAGTTTGACAGTATAGTTATACCAGATAAGACACAATACAGAATATTCTTCACTAAAAGTGGTACTGTAGATAATCAAACTAAAGGTATCATATGTTCACTTAGAGGACAGAAGTTTGAGTTTGCAGAGATTAGAGGAATAAAACCTGCTAGTACTGACCACTTCGTAGATGACGGTGATGTAATTGTTCTACATGGTGGATACTCAGATGGTTTTATATATAGGCAAGAACAAGGTAGTACCTTTGATGGTGTAGACATTTCAGGTAAGTATAGAAGTCCTGATTTAACTTTTAATGACCCGGGCATAAGAAAACATATGCAACGTGTCATAATAAACTATAAGCCTGAAGCAGCTATAGATGCTGATTTGTTTCTAAGGTATGACTACGAAGATAAAGATGCACCAAGACCTGCTGCATATCCGTTAGACTCAGAAGATGTTGTTGCTATATATGGTACATCAGTTTATGGAACACCTACATATGGTGGAGCATCACAACCTTTAGTTAGGCAATCCGTAGAAGGTTCAGGTTTTGCTGTAGCCGTAAGAGTAAGAGATGGAACAGGAAGTGCACCTTATTCACTTAAAGGTTTTCAATTAGAATATCAACTAGGAGCTAGAAGATAAATGGGAGCTACATACACTAGACAGTCCTCATATACAGACGGAGATATAATCACTGCGGCTCATACCAATGATGAGTTCAATCAGTTATTAGCTGCCTTCGTTGCAAGCACAGGACACACACACGATGGTACGGCTGCTGAGGGTGGTCCTATCACTAAGATGCTTGGTACATCTCT